AGCCTGCGGGCCTCACCCCTACAGCCAGCCGTTGGGACCCTGCCGAGCTTCGGGCGCCGCCCCTCGGGCGGGGCGCACAGGCCCTTCCCCCGCGCGCTCCATTCCCCCGTTCCCCCACAACTACTGCCAAGCTTGAGGTAGTCCGATGAAGGCCCGAGTGATGCCCCCCGGTTGCGAGCCCTCCAGCTCCGTTCTCCTGGGCGGCCGAGTGTTCACGGCCCGTCCTGGCCATGTGCTCGATGTCGAGCCGAGGCAGGCGGCCTATCTCGCTGACCGGCATGGCTGGATCATCATCGGTCACGCGGGTCGAAGCTCCGAACGCCCGGCGTCGATCAACGGCCTGCCCCTGGCGCTGGGGTTCCCGTTCATCGATCTTGACCTTGGCCGCACGCTGATTTGGGACGGGCAGACGTTCCGCGATCCCGCGACCGGGGAGGCCATGTGATGGCTCGGAAGGGCGCGATCACGGGCCAATGCAAGGTGTGCAGCGCTCCGGCTGAGGTGCGCGGGAAGATCGACTACCTGCTTGCGGCCGGGGAGCCGGCCAAGGCGGTCGCGGCGCAGTTCGGGCTCCCGTATCACAGCGTCTGGAGGCACGGCCGGAACCACATCACGGCGCAGTATCGCCGGGCCGTGAAGCTCGGCGCCCATCGGTCAGAGGAAGAGTTCAGAAAGCTCCTCGCGGAAGAGGGCGTGAGCGTCGCTCAGAACCTCCGGGCGGTGTACGGCGGGCTGCTGTCCCGATGGCTCCTCGCCATTGAGAGCGGGAACGATCAGGCGGTTATCGGCCTCTCCCGCGAAATCCATTCTAACCTCCGCCTTAGAGCCCAGCTCGGCCGCGAGCTGATGCCGAACGGCCCGTCTGTTGTCGTGAACAACACGGCCATCAGCATCTCCGGCGACTGGCTACAGAGCTTCGCGGCCGACTTGATGGAGCTTGGCCGGGCGCATCCCGAGATCAGGTCTGATCTGACGGCGATGCTCCACCGCCGGATGGGCGCGGACCAAGAGGCCGAGATCGTGAATGTCACGTCTCTGCCGCCGCCGGAGCGGGCCGATGCCTAGCCCCGAACGCGCGATCCTGGAGGCCCTGGAGACGGGTTGGGCCGAGGCAGACGACCGGCGGCGCCGCTCGGGCGAGCTGGACGCGATGCGGGACCGCTGCGCCAGCCTGTACGGCTTCGTCCAGGAGTTCTGGGGCGTGCTGGAGCCCGGTCGGCCGTTCGTTGGCGGCTGGGCCATCCAAGCCATCTGCGACCACCTGGAGGGCGTCACGCGCGGCGAGTTCAACCGGCTCCTGATCACCTGTCCTCCTGGGCTCGGGAAGAGCCTGCTGGTGGGTGTGTTCTGGCCTGCCTGGGAATGGACGATCCGGCCGGACCTTCGCTTCCTTGCGACCTCCTATTCTGAAGCAAACGTCCTCCGCGATAACCGGAAGATGCGGCTCCTCATTGAGAGCGAGGCCTATCAGGTGACCTGGGGAGATCGAGTTCAGCCGACCAGCAAGTGGGGCGACCAGAAGATTGAGAATGCCGCGACGGGCTTCCGCGAGGGCCGCCCGTTCACGTCCATGACGGGGGGGCGCGGCGACCGAGTTCTGATCGATGACCCGCACTCAGTGGACACGGCCGAGAGCGACGCCCAGCGGGCCGCCACAGTGCAGACCTTCCGCGAGGCGATCCCCGACCGCCTGAACGACCTTCAGTGCTCGGCCATCGTGATCATTATGCAGCGGCTCCACAGTCAGGACGTCGCCGGCACGATCCTGGACCTGGGGCTCCCCTACGTTCACCTGAACCTGCCGATGGAGTTTGAACCGGATCGGCGGTGCTCAACCCCGATCTTCACGGACCCGCGGAAGGAGGCGGGCGAACTCCTCTTCCCGGAGCGCTTCCCTCGCGAAGAGGTCGAGAAGCTGAAGCTGGTCAAGGGCTCGTATGCCTATGCGGGCCAGTACCAGCAACGGCCGGCGCCCCGCGAGGGCGGGCTTTTCAAGCGGACGTGGTTCGACTTCGTGGCCGCCGCGCCCGCCAAGGCGCGACGCACCAGGGCCTGGGACCTTGCCAGCTCAACGAAGGCGTCGGCCGACTGGACAGCAGGCGTAAGGCTCGCCCGAGATGAAGTAGGCCTCTTCTATATCGAAGGCGTTGCTCGCGGCCGGCTCAACCCCGGCGAGGTGGAGCGACTGATCCTCAACACGGCCCACGCTGACACTGTAGGAACCGCCGTCCGCGTTCCTCAGGATCCCGGCCAAGCTGGCAAGGCGCAGGCCGGGACGTTGGTCCGGCTCCTTGCCGGGTTCGACGCTAGGGCGAAGCCGCCCAGCGGGGACAAGCTGACTAGGGCGACGCCTGCCGCCGCTCAGGCGGAAGCGGGAAACATCAAAATCGTGCGGACCGGGGACCCCGCGCGCGACGCCTGGATTGAGCCGTTCCTGGACGAGCTCTGCCTATTTCCGGCCGGCGCTCACGATGACCAAGTGGACGCCTTCGCCGACGCGCTTAACGACCTGGCCCTGCCGACGATGAAGGGTGCAGGCGCTTTCGAGTGGATGCGCCAGGAGGCCGAAGCTCTTGGCATCGCGGCTTCCGGTGAACCAGCGCTGGTCCGCCTGCGGGTTCCACCCGGCGTCAGTCATGTTCAGGGAATCAGCGGCCGGAGCTACGCCATCCAGAACGATATCCTGGAAGTCATCCCAGAAGACGCCGAGCCGCTGAAGCGTCGCGGGTACAAGCCGGCGTGACCAAGAGCGGACCTCCCGAAGGTCGGCAAGGGGTGGCAAGCCGTCCCATTCGCTGGAGGCCTCTGTCCTAGGGCACGCGGCGCACTGCCGAGACCCCGCGCTCACAAATCTGCCGAAGTTCACGCCGAAACGTTCTGCTCCGCAGGTCCGTCATCGCGGTAACGTGCCCGTCAGCTCTCAGCCGCACGATAAGCTCGCGCACGCCCGCAAACTGTCCTGAGCACGCAAGCGCATAAGCCCTCTCAACCGTCGCGCTCCCGACTTCATCCGGCATTTGGAGTTCAGCCTTTCAGATGAGTGGCGACTAGAGCCGAAACACTTCGTGCAGGCCGTGGCGGCAACGAGACCCTGAGCGAGACCCGAATTACCGCCGGCGCTGCTTGCCGTGCGCGCCCCAGTTCTAGCGCACCATCTTTGTATCTTATCATAGTTTAATTCGTCGATCGCGCTGGCAGGCTGCTGGTGCGCCTACGCACGGAAATAGCCCTAGCTCGCACCTTGGGAACGGAACCAAAGGCTCAGCTTGGGGCTACGTCTGATGTGCTTGCCCCGATTGGCCGCGCAGCGGCCGCGGCATTCCGCCTGGTCGCAGTCTCAGGTGGAGAATGGCCATGAGCAAAGAACGTATCGAAGGCGTGACCCAGCAGGGTGTCGGCGCAGTTAAGCAAGCGGTGGGCAAGGTCATCGGCAACGAGCAGATGCAGGCCGAAGGCGTCGCCGACAAGATCGTTGGCTCGACGAAGGAGGCGGCTGGCAAGGTGATCGACGCCGTGCACAAGTCGACCAAGTAGCCCCAAGGGTCAGGTGCGGCGGGCGCAGCGGCAGCCGCACGTCAGCACCGCCCTAAGGGGACCTCCCGAACGTAAGCCGGGGTGCAGGGCGGACGCTAAACGGCCACGACTGGTTCAGTCGGGGCATTACCAGCGTCATCGCTGGATGCGGCCCGATGTTCAATGCAGACCATCGTGCCCGGAGCCAGGCGGACCACTTGCACCTGCGCCCCGAGTTGCCTGGCCAGAGCCTCGACTATGCTGCTCCCCAGTCCCGCCTTCGGCGTTCCTCTTGCTGTCGGCATCCCAACGCCATTGTCGCTAACTGAAAGGGCCCAGCCCTTTTCGCCGGTCTCGTAGCGCACCTTGATCTCTCCCCCAGCATCGTTGGGGAAGCCATGTTTCAGCGCATTGATGACGAGTTCGGTCACGATGAGACCGAGGCTCACGGAGGCACCGGCATCGACTGGCAGATCGGGCGCAATGACCGAAAGCGGAAGGTTCTTAGGGTCGCCGATCATTGACGCTGCGATGGTCTCGCAAAGTTTGGTCAGATAGCTTCCGATGCTCACCGTGCCGAGGGTCGAGACGGCGAGTTGCTGTTGTAGATCGGCGACCGACATAATCCTGTTGTGCGCATCGCGCAGTTGCCCCCGAGCCTCCTCAGAACCCGCCCGCCTGGCGTTCTGCATCATTACGCTGGCGATGATCTGTAGGCTGTTGGCCACCCGGTGACGCACCTCCTGCATCAGGAGCCCGTTCTCACGTTGCAGCTCCTGGTTGGCCAACTTCTCGTTCCAGAGCCGTTCCGCATCCTCGCGGGCCGCGATCTGCGCCTCGGTGGTGTCGGCTACGGAGAGCACGATCCGGACGTCGCCACCAACGCCATAGGCCAGCTTCTTGGCTGTCAGCAGCAAGGCCCTCGGTGGCGATCCCGACGGCAGGAGTTTCAGTGCGTATGTATCGATCTCGGCGTCGCCGGAAAG